AAGAACACTAAGGACAAATAATAAATGGCAATATACAGGGGTGATGGAGGAAGCTTAGACGGGCTTGTTGAGTCCGAAGTTATCCTTATCGCTATTTCCCAAGGTGGTACAGGGTCTGCTACGGCCTCTGGTGCTAGGACTAACTTAGGTCTTGGCACTGCTGCTACCACCGATGCCTCGGCTTACGCTACTGCTGCTCAAGGGGCCTTAGCTGATAGTGCTACTCAGCCCGGTGACTTAGCTACAGTTGCTACATCAGGTGACTATGACGACCTGAGCAACAAGCCCACAGTGCCTACTGACTTGGACAGCTTGACTGATGTAGTCATCACAAGTGCAACCAACGGTCAGAGTCTCCAGTACAACGGTACTAACTGGGTTAATGGTTCAGCTGGTTCAGGAAGTGTGACATCAGTGGATATGACAGTCCCAACAGGATTGGCTGTCTCTGGTAACCCTGTAACTACTTCAGGTACGTTAGCTGTAACCTACGCTACTGGTTACGCTATCCCTACTACAGCTAAACAAACTGAGTGGGACACAGCTTACACAGATAGACTCAAGTGGGACGGTGGAAGTACAGGTTTAAACGCCTCTACAGGCCGTACAAGCCTCGGTTTGGGCACAGCGGCTACGACAGCAGCTACTGACTACGCTACAGCTGCACAAGGGGCTAAGGCAGATTCTGCTCTACAGTCTTACACTGAGACTGATCCTGTCTACGTAGCCTCTAGCTGGTACGGTACAACTAATAACTCTACCAACTGGAATACTGCTTACACTGATCGCTTGAAGTGGGATGGTGGATCAACTGGATTGACAGCCTCCACAGGTAGGACTAGCTTAGGCGCTACAACCGTTGGCGGTAACTTATTCACGCTGACTGATCCTTCAGCAGTCACTTTTGTACGTCTTAACGCTGACAACACTGTAAGTGCTCTTAGTGCATCAGACTTCAGGACTGCTATTGGTGCAGGTACTTCAAGCACTACAGGTACTGTCACTAGCGTTGATATGTCTGTACCTACAGGGTTGTCTGTCTCCGGTAACCCAGTGACAAGCTCAGGAACTCTAGCAGTTACCTTTACAGCTGGTTACTCGATCCCAACAACAACTAAGCAAACTAATTGGGATACGGCTTACGGATGGGGTAACCACGCTACAGCAGGATACGCTTTAGATAGCGCTGTCGTTAAACTGACAGGGGATCAGACGGTAGCAGGAACTAAGACATTTAGCTCAACAATTACAGGATCTATCAGCGGTAATGCAGGTACTGTAACTAACGGAGTAGTGACTACAGGCTCATACAGTGATCCTACATGGATAACTTCTTTAGCTGGTAGCAAGATTACAGGAACAATTGACGGGGGAACCTACTAACGTACTTACGTACTGAAGGATAACTATATATGGCAGCAACAATTAAGATTAAAAATAGCTCTACAACAGGGGCAGTACCTACAGCAAGTGATTTAGTTCAAGGTGAGTTAGCTGTTAACGTAGCTGACCTTGGCCTGTACACTGAGAACGCTTCAGGTACTATCGTTAAGCTAAATGCTCCTTCCATTGACGATAAGAACACTGGCGCTACTAAGAATTTAACCATTAGCACAGCTGGTAACTTAGGTTTAGGGGTTACACCTTTCGCAAACTCATTAAGCAAGAGTTTGGATTGGGTTAATGGCGCTGGTGTTTTTGGTAATAGTAACAATGCTTATTGGTCTGCCAATGCTTATTACGATTCTGCTTGGAAATACAAGGCGACTGCTGCTGCTGCGTTTTTGGGTATGGAAAGCGGGTCGTTCCGTTTCAACATTGCATCTTCTGGCACAGCAGGTAACGCCATCACTTTTACCGAAGCAATGCGCCTTGATGCTAGTGGTAACTTGCTACTTAACACTAGTACTGTTTCCTCGATTGGTGGCAACATTACAAACCTTCAAATTGTAGGTAAGTCCACAGTAAGAGGCGGTGGTATTCGATTACAAAGCTCAGACGCATCGCTGGACGCTGTCTATTACTTAGCAGATGGAATAGGGTATCTTGGTACAGCAAGTTCTACACCATTGGTTTTTCAAACAAATTCTGCAGAGCGCGCCCGTATCGACTCCAGCGGTAACTTGCTGGTGGGGACTACAAGTGGAACATCCAAACTTGTCGTAACTACTACAACAGCTTCAGGCGCAGCTATCACATTTGATGGAAGTGTTGGTAACGGCATTTTGATGAAAACCACTTACGCCTCAGCAACTGGTGGGACATATATCAGTTTTTCCAACTCTGCGGGGACTGCAACAGGTAACATTAGTCAGACAGGTACAACGACTGTTGCTTACACCACTTCTTCAGATTATCGTTTGAAAGAAAACATCATACCAATGACAGGTGCGTTGGCCCGTGTTACAGCTTTAAACCCTGTTACCTACACATGGAAAGCTGATGGTTCTGCTGGCGAAGGCTTTATCGCCCATGAGTTGCAAGCTGTTGTACCTGACGCAGTTGTTGGTGAAAAAGATGCTGTTGATGAAGAAGGCAATCCCGTTTACCAAGGAATCGACACCAGCTTCTTGGTTGCTACATTGACCGCAGCCATCCAAGAGTTGAAGGCAGAATTTGACGCTTACAAAGCTACACACCCCTAAGGACTAACATGACAGCAATCACATGGAAAATCAATAACCTAGAACGCCAAACCTCTGATGGTCTTGTAACAGTAGTGCATTGGGGTGCTTCAGCAACTGAGGCTAGCAATGACCCTGAGAAGCCTTATGGTGCATCTATCGTGAACACACAAGCACTAGAGCGTGGTGACTCATTCGTGAACTACGACACCCTGACTGAAGAAACAGTTCTTGGTTGGTTGTGGACTAAGGTAGACAAAGAAGCCGTAGAAGCTTCTCTAGAGGATCAGATTGAGGCTCAGAAGGCCCCTGTGATCTCTAACGGTCTTCCTTGGTCGGAGGCTTAAAGGTGACTGAGCACCAAGTAGACACAGCAGCTGCTGTAGTAGCTAAAACAGCTCCTCCTGTGGGGGTTTCCTTGGCTACAGTGGCTGGTTATCAGGTAAGTGAATTAGTACTTTGGGCTACTCTTGTGTACACCATCTTGATGATTGGTCATAAAGTGTACCAAATCTACAAAGAAGTAAGCCAAACTCTTGACAAACAGTAAAAATTAAGATAGGATAGTACACATGGCAACTAAGAAACAGACAAACAAAGTAGGTAAGGTCATGGGCGAGTACAAAGAAGGTACTCTCCATAGCGGTAAAGGTGGCCCTGTGGTTAAGAACCGTAAGCAAGCCATCGCTATCGGAATGTCGGAAGCAGGTATGCCCTTGCGTGGACAGCGTACAGCTAAGAACAAGGCTAAGAAAGCTAAATGAGATCAATTACCCAAGGCGGTAACTTAACTGCTGCCACTGCCACAACAATCTACACAGTTCCTACTGGCTATTACGCTAAGTGGAACTTGATGTACTTGTTGAATGGTACAGGGTCTACTAAAACAATATCTGTCACTTGGCATGACCATAGCGCCAATACCAACATCAGTATCCTGAGCGACTACGGCCTTAGCTCTAAGAACTACTTTAAGCTTGATGGCGGAGCTTACATGGTCTTGGAGGCAGGAGACTACATTACCATGACTTCAGAAGCCGGTAGTACTATGTCTTATATCTGCACCTTTGAAGTTGAAAAGAAAGAGGGCCTATAAACTATGGCTACGTATTTAGATACAGTTAATAATGTGCTCCGTAGGCTGCGTGAACCTACAGTAATCAGCGTGGATGATACCCCTTACTCCTCTATGATTGGTGTCTTGGTTAACGATGCCAAGCGTGAGGTTGAGGATGCTACTGAGTGGAATGCTCTGTCTTCTACTGTCACAGTGAGCACAGTTGCTGGCACATACAACTACACTTTGACAGGTGCAGGTACTCGCTTCCGTGTGATTGATGTTGTGAACGACACAAACAACATTATGTTGCAGAATGCTCCTACAACTTGGATGACACAACAGTTCTTGTTCACTTCGGACAATGACAGAGGTTCTCCAATGTACTACAACTTCAACGGTGTAGACAACAACGGAGACACACAGGTTGACCTCTTTGAGCGTCCTGATGGTGTCTATTCCATCCGTTTTAACTTGGTTGTCCCACAAGCTGAACTGTCTACAAACACAACCCGTATCTTGGTTCCTGCTCACTTGGTAGCTATGTTGGCTTACGCTAAGGCTATCGCTGAACGTGGTGAAGATGGTGGTAACCTTTCCTCAGAGGCTTACGCCTTGTACAAGAACGCTTTGGCTAACGAAGTTGCTATTGAGCGTAATCGTTACTCTGAAGAGATGAACTGGACTGCGCCCTAACTATGGCTGAACAACTCGTAGGATCATCCATTGCAGCCCCTGGCTTTAAGGGGATCAATACTCAAGACAGTTCTGTAACTCTTGAGTCAGGGTTTGCCACGATTGCTAATAACTGTGTAATTGATAAGTTTGGTCGTATCGGTGCTCGTAAAGGTTGGTTGGCTAAGAACACCACTAGCACTGACTTAGGTAGCAACCCTATCCAAGCCATCGGTGAGCTTATTGGTAACGACGGTACTAGCTATATCATTTGTGCAGGTAACAACAAGCTGTTTAAGCTCTCAGGCGGTACGCTCACTACCCTGACATATGGTGGCGGCGGTACAGCCCCTACAATCACTTCTAACAACTGGCAGATGGCTCCTTTGAACGGAGTCCTTTACTTGTACCAAGGTGGTTACGATCCCCTAGTGTTTGACCCTGCTGTCTCTACAACTACTTTCCGTAGAGTGTCTGAGAAGACAGGTTACTTAGGTACAGCTGAACAGAATAACGTAGCTATCAGTGCCTTTGGTCGTATCTGGAGCGGTGGTAACACTACAACTAAGAGTACCATTCAATTTAGTGACCTCTTAGCTGGTCATGTCTTGTCAACAGGCACTTCAGGTACTTTGGATGTTTCTGAGGTGTGGCCTAACGGTGCAGACGAGATTACTGCTCTAGCTGCCCACAACGGCTTCCTGTATGTCTTTGGTCGTCGTCAGATACTCGTGTACAAAGACGCTTACGATCCTGCTGCTATGGCCCTATCAGACACAGTATCTGGTATTGGCTGCTGTGCTAGAGACTCTGTTGCTTTGACAGGCACTGACGTTATCTTCTTGTCTGACAGTGGTGTACGTAGTCTCTCACGTACTATCCAAGAGAAGAGTGCTCCTTTCCGTGACATTAGCGCCAATGTGCGTGATGACTTAGTTGAGGATCTTAATGCTGAAACTCTGGCTAATATCAAGTCTGTATACTCAGATAGCAACGCTTTCTACCTTATCACATTCCCTACTAAGGGTAGAACATATTGCTTTGATACAAGGGCTGTTCTCCCCAACGGTGCTGCAAGGGCTACAACGTGGAGTCTAGTTCCTAAAGCATTGTTCTCCAACAGAGCCAAAGAAGTCCTCATGGGCTTTACTAGCTACGTAGGGTACTACACTGGTAGCCTAGACCGTACAGCTACCTATCGTATGGCTTACTACTCTAACTGGTTTGACTTGGGACAAGCTCAGGCAATCAAGATCTTGAAGAAGTTAGGCTTTACCCTTATCGGTGGTAATCAAGCTGACGTTATCGTTAAGTATGCCTTCGATTACAACCCCGGATACCAAACTAGAAACATCACTATGGGTTCTAGATCAGCTTCTGAGTACAACATTGCTGAATGGGGTATAGCTCAGTGGACAGCTGGTGTTGTCTTTGATAACCAACGTATTCAAGGTTCAGGTAGCGGTACTGTCTTCCAGTTCGGTATTGAAGTGGATATAAACAGTTTTGAGTTAAGCGTTCAAAAGATGGACGTATTTGCGAAAATAGGACGGACAATCTAATATGAGTAATTATACTATTGCAGTGGACTTCGCAGCTAAGGACGCCTTGGCTACAGGAGACACAAATAAACTGGTTAAAGGCACTGAAATAACTGCTGAATTTACAGCTATTGCTACAGCTGTTAACTCTAAATCTGATGCTGCTAGTCCTGCCTTCTCAGGTACGTTTAGCGGTACTTATACCATCGACTGTGGAACCTACTGATAAGAGTGTAAAGACACCAGTAGTTGTTCGATCCTCTTATGTGATGTACTTAGAGTTTTGGGACAATCAACTGTGGTTTCACACTGATGTGTTTAAGTGGTCAGCTAAAATAAAACAAGAGTTTATAAAAGATTTAAAGACTTTACAATCCCTACTGCCGTTACCTCTAATTGCTTTAGTTCTTGAAGACAACAGTAAATTAGCTAAGTTTGGTGAAAATGTAGGTTGGACTAAGAAGGAAACAATTATGTTAAACAACGGCTCTAAAGCCTATATTTATATGTGGAGTAACTAATATGGGTGGTCTTGTTTCAGGAATTACAGATACATTAAGTGATGTGGTAGGTGGAGTTGGTGATGCCGCAGGCGGTGTCCTTAAAGCTGCTGCCCCTTATGGTAGCTTAATCGGAGCTGCTACAGGAGTTCCTTATGGTGCTCTGTTGGGCGGTATTGCTGGATCGGCTTTAGGCGGTGCAGGAACTACTCCTCAAAGCCAAACAGCCTATGGAAACCTCTTCCAAGGTAGTTTAGGTGTCGGGGGTCAATTAGCTCAGAATAGAGTATCTCGTGAAGCTGCTCAAGCTGCTCAACAACAAGCCTTGGCAGGTGGACAGACAGCAGCTAATATGGCTGCATTTAGACCTGTAGGTACTACTACTCGCTTCGGGACTTCAGCTTACTCTATTGACCCCGCTACTGGTGGTCTTAAAGCTGATTATTCTTTGTCTCCTTTGGCTGCTGGCTACCAACAGTCTTTGGCTGATATGACAAACCAAGGTCTGCTTCAAGGACAACAGATTCAAGGCTTGGCTGGTCAATACCTTGGCGAGTCTCCAGAGGCTGTGCGTCAGCGTTACGTTGAACAACAGAATGCTTTGTTGGCTCCTCAACAAGAACAACAACTGGCAGGTATCCGTAACCGTCTGTTCCAAACAGGCCGTGGTGGTCTAGCTACAGGTGCTACAGAGGCTGGTGGTTTAGCTGCTACTAACCCTGAGATGGCTGCTTACTACAATGCCTTGGCTAACCAACAGCGTCAGATCGCAGCAGGCGCAGACCAAGCAGCTCAACAACAGATTCAGTTTGGTCAACAGCTTGCAGGTCAGGCTTACTCTCCATTCACTGCTGGCTTCGGTGCTCAAGGTGCTGTGGAACAAGCAGGCCAACAACCATTGACTTTGGCTCAAGATATTGCTAGACTACAGGCTGCTTCAGGCGCACAGCAAGGTCAATTGTACAACCAAGGCGCTCAACGTGCTTCAGTTATTGGCGTAATGCCTGAAATGCAGACAAGCAATGCAGCTACGTTGCTCGGTGGTCTTGCAAGCCCTACTTCTGGCCTCAGCGGTCTGTTTAGTGGCTTAGGTGGTAATTCAAACCTGTTAAACCAAGCAGCAAGTGATTGGATGTCTTGGAATCCTGATATTACACCTGCCTCTACCTTTGGTGGTTATGGCGATGTAAGTGATTTGGTTCAATACGGAGTATTCTAATAATGGCTACAGATTCTATTTTAGGTTTGTTTACAAGCCCACAACAATACCAGCAAGCTCTTCAGACTGAAGCTTTAAGTCAAGGTATAAACATGGCTAAACTGTCTCCTTTGGAGGCAGGACGTGCTATGGGTTACGCTGGCGCTGCTCAGGTAGGCCGTGGCTTGGTAGGCGCTCTCGGTGGTGAAGACCCGCAATTAAAGATGTTGTCTTTGCGTAACCAACTTGCTCAAGGTAAAGATTTAACATCTTACGAAGGCTGGACAAAGTATACACAGGAACTCCAACAGGCAGGTGACTTGCAAGGCGCTGCCGCTGCTGCTCAACGAGCTACTGACTTGCGTTCTAAGTTTGAAGAACGACAAGCTGACCGTGATGCTAAATTAGAAGCTATTCGTCAGCGTGGGTTAGATGAGCTTCAACGAGCTAGAGAACGCGGGGACAGTCAGGAACGCCTAAAAGAGATGGAACTTGCTTTTAGAGCACAGTATGCCAACCTCGGTGGTAACCTTAACGATCTTAAACGCCAAATGCTTGAGCTTCAGATTTCAGGTGAAAAGGAAAAGAGAGCCTCCGCTGCTGAAGCTACCGTTGGTCGTTTAGAGAGCTTGATTGATAGCACATCCAATGTGATGACAACCATTGAGAACGCTAAAGGTAAAGTAAGTGGTACAACTGCTGGCCTTGGTGGTCGTTTGTTGGGCTGGACTGAAAGTGCTACTGACTTGGAGAAGACCTTAGACACAGTTAAGGCTAACCTTGGTTTTGATCGTCTACAGCAAATGCGTAACGAATCTAAGACAGGCGGTGCGTTGGGTCAAGTGGCTGTTAAAGAGCTTGATCGTTTGGAAGCTGCTCGTGCTAGTTTAGATCGTGCTCAAAGCCCTAAACAGCTCAAAGAGAACTTGGATAACGTGTACGAAGCCTACAGACGTTGGCGTAATACAGCTACCGAGGCTTTGGCAGAGAAACAAGCAGCCCGTCCTACAGGTAAATCTTTTAATTCTGTGGAAGAAGCTAACCGAGCTAACCTTCCAAAAGGAACAATCATCACTATTGGCGGTCGTCGTGCCGTCGTGGAGTAATTAATGGGTATTCGTTTTCTAGACGATGAGAGTCCTCAGCCTTCAACTACAAGAGGCGGTATCCGTTTCTTAGATGAAGCACCTCAACAAGAGGTACAACGCGGTCGTCCTACAATGGTTAACGATCCTCGTATCCTTACAGGTAATGAACCACGTCCATCCAATGAGACAATGCTTGAAAGGGCAGGACGTTTCTTGTCTACTCCTGCTCCTTTGGTTACCCCTGAACAATTAGGTAGCAGCACTGTTGGTCGTATTGCCCAAGGTGTCCTAGATCCTTTGCTTGGTGTTGGTCAACTAGCTGCACAAGCTATGGGTAACGAGACTGTTAGCCAGCGATTGAGAGAACAAGAAGCTCGTTATCAGGCAGCAAGAGAAGCCTCTGGAGATTCTGGCTTTGATGTTGCACGTATTGGCGGTAACATTGCTAGTCCAATTAACTATGTAGTCCCTGCGGCTGCTACGGGTGGTCTGATGCGTTCTGCTGCTACAGGCGCTACATTGGCAGCTACTCAGCCTGTGTACGGTAAAGACTTTTGGGAAGACAAAGGCGTTCAAGCCGCTGTTGGATCTGTCTTAGGCCCATTGGCTGAATATGGTGTCAAAGGCGCTGGTAAGCTCTTAGATAGCTTTAAAGGCTTGTCTGAAACAGGTCGTCTGCAAGCTGTAAAAGACTTGTTGGATAAAGCATCAGGCAAAGACAAAGAAACTATTGTTCGTGCTTTACAAGAAGCCAGAGAGATTGTTCCCGGTAGCCGTCCAACAGCTATGGAAGCCTTGGCTGAGACTCCTGCTGGCGCTCCTATTGCAGCCTTACAAAAGACTATCCAAAGACAGCCAGAAGTTGCTGCTGCTTCGTTAACCCGTAGATCAGAGCAAGAGGCTGCACGACAGGCTCAATTAGGAACTATCGCTGGAACACCTGAGCAACGTGCTGCTTTGGCTGCTGAAAGATCGGCAGTTACTTCCCCTATGCGTGAGACTGCCTTGGAGCAAGCAAACGTATATGGACAGGTTGTTCCTCGTTTGGAAAGTGAAATTGCTGCAAGAGAACAAGCAGCCATCGCTAACCTTCAAGGAGCTGGTAGGTCTGCTACAGAACAGGCTCAGGCAGTTGTTCGCTCAGATACTGCCCCAATGGGAGCACCTGTATTGACTGCTTCAGGTCGTCCTATTGGTGGTCTAACAGGCGGTCAAGTGTATCAGGCAGCTGGTATGCCTATGCGGTTTCCTGAACGGTACACTGGCAACTACGGCCTTGCAAAACAGTATGTAGGTGCTATTGAAGACTTTGCAAACGCTGCTGAACAACGCAAAGCAGAAGCTGGCTTGAAGAGACTTCAGCTCCAAAGCGTGACTGATGAAGGTTTCTATCCTTTAGCAACACAGCCTTTGATCAACAAGATTGATTCCAGTCTTAACCGTGTGGGTGAGCGTTCCAACGAACTGTTGACATCTTCTTTGCAAAGCCTTAGAAGCAAACTAGATCGTTTTACCGATGAGAACGGTATCATTAACAGTGTTGACCTTTACAATATCCGTAAAGAGATTGGTGACGACATCCGTGGTTTCTTGACCCAAAAGCAAGGAACTAACGCAAGCTTTGGCGCTCAGGCTGTTAATGTTGAGAAGACATTGAAGAACTACTTGGACGACGCTGTTAACAAAGCTTCAGGTACAACCTTGTGGTCAGATTACCTCAAGAAGTATGCAGACTACAGCCAGCGTATTAACCGCATGGAGATTGGTGCTGAGTTAGAAAAGAAACTGGGTACTACTCTTGGTAATAAGGAACGTGCTGCTGTGTTTGCTCAGGCTGTGGATGACGCAGCAGGGACAATTAAACGAGCTACAGGTATTTCTAGATTTGAGAGATTGTCTGATGTCCTGACTAAAGAAGAGACAACTGCTGTTAACCGTGTATTGGCTGACTTGTCTAGACTTGAAAAAGGTAAGGCTTTGGCAGGGTCTGTTAATGTCCCTGAATACGCCCCTAAAGCTCCGTTGGAAGGTACAGCTTTCTTGAGTCGTGCTTACACCATTGCCAAAGAAGTCATGCAGGCATTGTCTCGTGGAAGCCGTGAAGACTTTGAGCGTAAGTTCCTTGAACTCTCAATGGATCCTCAAGCTATGGCTGCTCTGATGCAAGCAGGCCCTATAACTGGACAGAGAAAGCTTGTAGAAGCTATCAACAAGAAGTTAAGCCCACAAGCACAACAGATCTTTGTCCAATCCTTCGGTACAACTGCACCAGCTAGAGAAGCAGGACAGTAAAGTGTGGATCCAATCTCTGCAATGCTCATGCTTGGCAGTGCGCTCAAGGGCATACGCTCTTGTTGCGAGATGCTTAACGAGGGCAAAGCAGAGATCCAAAGGATTAAGAAGGGTGTAGAGGACGCTAAAGCCATTGTCAAGGAAGTCTCTGGCTTCTTTGGTTGGCTTACAAACTTGTTCTCAGGTGGAGGTAGCTCATCTAGTGAGCCTGCTGTTAAAGAAACTGAGACAAAACCAACTGCTAACAAGAAGGACGAGTACGTAGAGTACATCCCCGATGAAGATGCAATTGTAGATCAGTTCATCAAGCACGTAGGGGACTTCTTCAAGGCTCAGGCTTATCTGGTAGCTTACAAGGAAGACTTAGAGCGTAAGGTGTTTAGTTCTTCGTACGGAGACAACAACATAGGGGCATTGGAGCTTATTTCGATTGAGACAAAGCTAGTCAAGTGTGGTAGGGAATTAGTAGAGCTTATGAACGAAGCTCCTCCACAGCTAGGGCCTCTGTACAGTCGTTACAAGACAATGTACTCTAAGATCTTAGACGAACAAAAGAAGACAAGGGAACGTGATAGAAGGAACGAGAAGCAACGTAGGATAGACAAGATCAAGGCTGACAATGATCGTGTTGACCGCTGTGTTCCTCATTGGGTAATCTTAGGTCTAATAATTATTTTCTGGTTATCCTCATGGCAAATATATCGAACTACGATGCAAAGATCTACTTTTGGGGAATGGTCTTCTTTGCCTCAGTTAGCTTCATCGCATTACCAATCACAGCATTTATCTACATAGACAACCTAGTCTTAAATGCTAGGGTAGAAAAGTCACTTCAACAACTAGAAAACCAAAGGGAGAAAAAGAAGTACCATGAAAGAACTAATTCAAAAATGGATGGACAAACCACCGATGACAGCGGACGAGATTGAGATCAGAACCTGGTCTTTTGTTGTACGTTCAATCACAGTGATGGTGTTGGTTATTGCCTTTGGTGTCTTGTGGCTCATTGGCTTTGAAGAGCAAACAGGTGACTTGGCTCCTATTGATGCTGTGTTCCTTGAGATCCTCAAAGCTATAGCCTTCATGGGTGTAGGTGCTATGGGTGCTATCTCTGGTCGTAAGGGTGCAAACCCTCCAGCAGTAGAAAACAAAGATGCTGAGTGAACTTCTTAAATCTGTAGCCCCCGGTCTAGCCACAGTTGTAGCAGGCCCTCTAGGGGGTATGGCTGTCAAAGCTATGGCAGAGAAGCTAGGGGTTGCTGATACGGTTGAGGCTGTGGCAAAAGCTGTACAAGAAGACCCACAAGCTGCTCAGAAACTAGCGGAAATTAATCTGAAAGAGTTTGAGCTGCACAACGCAAACACAGACAGTGCACGTAAGATGAACGCTGAGATCCAAAACTCATCTTCAGCTTCATGGCTTGCTAAAAACATAGCCTACGTAATTGACTGTGTGATTGTTACTGCCACTCTGCTATTGTCTTGGTTTGCCTTTATCAAAGGTGTACCACCAGAGAATAAAGAACTGGTTTATATGGCTCTCGGCTCTCTATTAACCATGTGCGGAACTGTACTTAATTTCCACCGTGGTTCTTCTCAGGGGAGCAAGGACAAGAATGATGCAATGAAAGGATTGAAATGAACTTAAGTGAACATTTTACACTGGAGGAAGCCACTTACTCTGAGACAGCTATCCGTAACGGTATTGACAACCAACCTTCTACACTCCAACTGGAGAACATGAAGGTGGCAGCACAGAAGCTAGAGCAACTGAGAGCCGTTACAGGCCCCCTACGCATTAACTCTTGGCTACGTCTACCAGCCGTTAACGTGGCTGTTGGAGGCTCTAAGGTTAGCTCACATATGGATGGTTGGGCTATTGATGTCTCTAGCTCTAAACTGACTCCTTACCAACTGTGTCAGGAAGTCAAGAAGGCAGGTATCAAGTTTGACCAGATGA